CACCAATTTGCTCAGAGGAAAGCCGCCGGTATTCCCTGAGGAGCTTTGGAAGCTCCATCGACATGCTTTCAAATACATTTCGTATGCGAGAAACTGCGCCCTTGAGCTCGCCTTCGGTCTCATGTGTGTGCTTATTAATTAGGTCAAATAAACCTGCAAAAGCAGCACCAGCTAGCCCTGTAGCGACTAGGGCCTCTGGGCCGATTTGGCCAAATGTCGAGATAATTCCGTCTGCTGCTGAATGCAGCCCTTCCAGAGTCGACTGCAGATTTTGGGCATCAGCAAGAGCACTTTGAAGCTCAGCAGACCTCCCCTGCATGAATTCCCCGACGGGGCCGGGGAGCTTGCCTAGAAAGCTTGCGGCTCCCTGCTGGAAAGTAAGCTTGGCTGCATTCGCTGCAGCTCCAATCTGTAGCCCCCCAAGTACGGGAGCGGCGCCTGCAGCGCCAACTCCAAGCGCACCCAACCCTTCAAAAATTCGATTCCACGCTCCAGAGGCGGTCCTGGCTTCGCGACCGAGCCGCGAAAGACGCTTGCCTATTGCGTCTACTGCGTTTGTTGCTTTCTGCCCGCCATTGATTAAACCGGCAAAGGCTCCTTTTGCCCCTTCCCCAAAGGCTTTTCCCTCTTCAGCCCTAAGCTCAGCCAGCTTCGTCTTGAGCTTGTCAATGTCCTGCTCAAACTCCTTAGATGCTTTGGAGTTTTCTACCGTCTGGCTCTTTAGCTTCTGCAGCTGCTTTATATAGCCGGCTGCAGCGCCGGAGCTGAGTTTTGTTGCGTTTACGCTCTTAAGAATCGCCGCACGCTGTTCCTGTACAGAAGAGGTCGTGCCATCAAGCTTGGCCTTGAGGTTGGCGACGTCGGCACCAAGCTTCTGGTAAACCTTGCCGTTGACCTGTACTTGACCTTGGAGCGACTTAAGGGCAGTAATTTGCCCTTTAATTAGTTGCTCGCTCTGCTGGCCCTCTTTGTTGTAACTAAGAACTTCGTTACGAAGTTGCTTAATTTTGTTATTGCTTATGTTTAGAGCTTTATCCAGGTCGCGGAAGCTCGACCCCAGCTTCTTAACCGCCTCGTCGCCAAGAACCTTTAGGCGTAGTTCAAATGGCTTAACGGTTTTGGCCATCGGAGCTCTTCTTGCTCAGTTCGCTCAGTGCTGCGGCCTCCATAATTTGGAGGCCCTCAAGCATGTCGCGTCGGTTATCGACATTGTAGAGGTCAAATAAGCCACCAGAACTCAGCATCACCTCGTATTTCAGGCCCACATAGCCAGCCATGCTGGTCATCCATTGGGTCTGCATCCTTAGGAACATCATTACGATGTCCCAGTTATCGTCCCAAACTTCAAAGTCGTCGCTGCTCTCCTCCTTGGGTGCTGCAGCGGGAAGGACGACGCCGAGGGCAGCGGCATCGTCCTCAGTGTGATCCTCTACCCGCTTACCGCCGCTAGCCCAATAGATCGCAGCGTCCTTTAGTTTCCCGCTTGGGCACCCTCGAAGGTGTCGGTGTAGGACTTGAGGACTCCGCGGATCCAGTAAGGATCGTCGCTAAGTTCGCGCAGAGCTTCGACAGAAAAAGGTACAGCCTTACCGTCCTCATCATCGATGCCGTCCCAACCGACGAGGACTGCTTTGAGAAGTTCAAATTCACTCTTGTCGCTGAGCTTTACGAAATCCTTACGGCCGACACGCTTGAAAACTGCATCGAACGTTGTGGTTTCAAAAGTACCGCCGTCGCTGGGCTCCTCAATGCTGACGGGCCACTTGAAGGTTTTTACCTTTTTGCGAACGAACGCCATAACTCTGAGTAGAAGTTCCGCTCTATCTTACAGGCACAAAAAAGGGCCGCATGAGCGGCCCCGAGTGTGGTGTGATTCAGTTCAGCTTAGGTGTAAGCGAGGCTGAATTCATCATTCCCACTGGTGCTGGGCACGCAGGTATAGGGGATGTTGAACATCGCGATGCCGTCCTGGTCGCTGTAGGAAACGTCGCCGATGTCAACACGGGTGGAGGCGAAGTCCACGATGTTGCCGGCGGTGCTGCCGTGGGTGAAGTCCAGGTTGCCCAGGCTGCTATCAGTCAGAGCAGCGGCGAAGTAGTCCTTCGAGGCGATGCTCACTGCTTCGAGGGTGGTCGAGCCAGTGCCAGCACGGTCGGTCAGCAGAACTTCCTTGGTGCCACCGACGAGCTCGCGGTAGACAAGGTTGTTGCCGAGGTCGAAGCTGAAGGCCTGGAGCGCACCAGCGTAAGAAAGGAGCTGGAAGCTGCTGGTGTTGCCGTTCTTGAAGATCAGCGGGGATGCCTGATTCGCGTAGGTAGCGGTAGGCAGAGCGCTGTCGTCGGGAGCGACATACACACCGGTGAAGGTGAAATCGATGGTGGGGATTTCGCCCACGGCGCAGTTGATGCTGAAGGTGCCGCGGCAGCCGGTCACCTTGTGGCGCAGACCATCAATGTTGTAGTAGATGGTGACGCTGTCAAAGCTGGAGCTGACAGGCGCGTAGGTGACGGAAGTCGAGGCGACAACAGTCTCGGACAGGCCGCAAGCTTTCAAAGCTTTGCCGTACTGGGGTGCAGTACCAGCGGTGCCGGAGCCAGCGAGTTCAACGCTGAAGCTGCACTCAACGCGAGTGTTAGCCAAGAGTTGCTCGGATGCGCCCAGGTAAGGACGAACAACGTCGCGGTTTACGACGTCACTCTGCTGAGGAGTGATGTTCAGATCCCTCACCAGAACGGCGTCGGTTCCGGTTGGAGTTGGGTCGGTCCCGTAAGTCGATTCCGTCTCGATCAGAATCAGGCGTTTCCGCAGTAGTAGGGCCATTGCTGGTTACCTCAGATGGTGTTGGGGGAAGCGTGCGCTTGATTAACTTGCGCTCGCCCGTTTCCGGGTCCAGCAGGTAACTCCCGCCTTCACCACGGTGTTCATCAATCATGGTAAGTCGAGTGGCTTAGTAGACCTGAGTCTAAGGGGCTTTGCTTATTGGGTCAGATCGTCAACCTCTGAGCGGTACATCACCTCGTACTCGCAAAACACAACGCCAGCAGGTTGATCAGCCTCGAAGAAGTTGAACGTCGTTTGTGCAGGCTGAATATCAATTGCTCTATTGCCGAGCGTTAGATCGGCCATAAGTTTGGCGTGCATACTCTCGATTACGGAGTCTGCGGTTGTGTCTGGAGTCGTTCCTCGGACCACGACACTGATCCGCACACGCAGAGTCCAATCGAGGGTGGGCAGACTCGTGTTCTGGACTGGGGTGTCGGTGATTGGCTCGATGATGATCGCCGGAGACTCAGCCCGTGACATCGGCTCGACGCGAGAGCGGTAAATCCTCGTACCAACGCCGCTCGTACCTGCGAGTGTGGTCTTGATCGCGGCCAGGATGCTTTCGCGCTTAGTAGTCATGACTCGGTCTAGAGCGAACCAAATGGGCCGGGATCTCGCGTACCAGTCGCGATGGCCTTTGCTCTACGGTACAAGTGGCAATCGGTCTTTCCGGCGGCTTCTAAGGCAGCCAAGACTTTTAACCAGTTCTCACGTGTGTGCTTATCCATGCCCGCATTATGGGCATGGGCTTAGCAAATGGTTTTTAGTCACACGCCATTGTGATGGTTACCGATTCATCGGCACCGATTGCTGTCACCCTGGAGCGGACGAAGCGAACAATTCGCCCTTGATAGAAGTGAGCGTCAACTTCAGATTGGCCGTGCGCTTTCGCTGTATCAAGGGCGAACCATGTCGTGCCATCCATTGATCCCTCGTCCACGACGGTGACATTGCTGCCGGTGACGTCGTGGACAAACGTGAAGTTGTTTGCGCTCACTTCAACAGAGTCTGTGGCTGCTGTTGTTGTGACGGTGCCGAGAGTCACGATGTTGTCTCGACGGTCGGCCCAGCTTCCATAGATGGCAGGCATCAGTCCTTCATCAGAAATACTTGAGTGATCTTGCCGTCGTCCATAAGGACAGGCTCGCGCACCGTGTAGTCCGTGCCATCAACTGTGATGGCATCACCTCGTGTGATTGAGGTGAAATCCGCGGTCTTTACCAGCAGCTTGTAGTCGGTGGTGAGTACCACGCCGTCGGCGATTACTTCGCTGGGCATGTCCAGAATGCCGACACCGGTGACACTGCCTTTAGTGACACTCACACCGAAGCCTGCGGTGGAAAAGAAAACGTCTAGATCTTCGGTGAATGCCATGGGTACAGCCTAGATAGAAAAAGCGCCCGGACCAGTAGCCCAGGCGCCGCTTCCTTCGCCTAAAAAGCTTAGGCGTACTTCTTAGCCACCACAGCGTTGAGGCTGTAGGTGTGGGTGGAAGTAGATGTGGTGGACACAGCCTTCACCCAACGCTTGGCGCTGGACTTAGGGAAGGCGATGTACTGCTTGGAAGCAGAGGTGCTCACCTGGGCAAAAGCCACGGTGCCGGAGGCTTGAGCCGTGCCATCAAGGCTGAAAACAGCAGTGATGTCGGTATAGGTGCCGCCGGAGGTGTCGGAAGACTGGAATTTGACGTCCAGGGTGGAGGTGCCGCCGTTTTCGACGTCGAGGACGACAAGGACGTCGCCTTCGTAGTCGTTCAGATCAACGGCGGTGCCGTCGAGGTCGGCAGTGCGCTCAGCGGTTGCAGCGAAGGCAACGTGGCTGAGCTTGTCGAGAGTGGTGGAAAGAAGGCCCATGGGTCACTCCTTGGGTGCAGCGGAACGGGTGCGCTTCGGCTTGGGTTCCTCTTTGGGAGCTTCAGCCTTAGGCGCGGGCTTGTCTTCGGCCTTAACAGCCTTGCCAAGTCCAATCAACATTTGCGCGTCGGCCACGCTGACCTCAGCAAAGGAGCCCACCGAAGCGGGCTCCCCGGAGATCATCACAGGCCGCAGGATCTCAACTTTCATGAGTCACTTAGCGGTGGTCAGATCTCGGCTGGTTATCAGGTGCCGAGGCAGAAGGCGCCAGCTTGCTTGACGGCCACATCGACGTCCTGCAGGGCGATGATGCGGACGGTGCCTGCGGTAGCACCGGCGTAGGGATCCACGGTCAGATCCAGGCCGGACCACATGCCCATGATCATCATGGAGAAGTCGCCGAACAGAGCGTCGTTGTTGGTCAGCTGGTTCGACACGATCACGGGGTAGCCGTTGATCTCGTCGTTCTCGTAGACGAACTGAGCGGTGCCGGTGGCCTTCTCGGTGCTCTTCAGAGCGCCGCGGGCAGATGCGTTGATGATGTAACGCAGGGAGCCGGCGTCGGCGTTGGCAGCAGCCACGTCGGTTTCCATGCCGATGTACTCGGCAAAGGAGCCATAGGTGGTGATGGTCTGGGAGCCGATGCCGGTGACGTTGGTCAGACCCAGGGGCTGGTTGCTGGAGCCGGTGCCGTAGATGGCAGCGCGGTCGAGCTCAAGAGCGATGACGCGGGCCAGGTCGTTGCGCACCATGCCTTCCACGTCGATGGAGGACTGGAGCAGGAGACGACGGCTGTAGTCAACGTATGCACCCACCGTCTTGGGGGTCATGTTGACCTGGTCGATCGCTTGCTGCGATTCGGTCGGGGAGGAACCCTCACCCACCCAGTAGGCGGTTGCGCTGCTGGTCTGGCGGGGGATCGAGATGTTGCCCTGCAGGCCGGTCAGCATCGTCATGCCGGCGTTGGCCAGAGCAAGACGGTTGCGGAGCAGGTCGATGAAGGAGCCGGAAAGCAGCTCGTCGTCGACCAGGTTGCCACCAGCGGTTGCGGTGCCGACGGTCAGGTCGCGGCGCAGCACCTCGTTGGGCACCACGATGCCGTTGGAGGAACGCTCGTACTGCTTAGCGGCAGCTTCGCCAACTTCGATCTCGAACTCGGCAGCGCGGCGAGCAGAAGAGTCGCCGGGGTTGGCCAGGTAGTTCAGAGCGCGGAGGAAGCTGAAGCGCTTCACTTCCTTATTAGACAGGCCAACGTCGTTGGTGGTGACGTCGGTCGAGCGGATGGGTTGTTCCACGGGAGTAGAGCCGAGTTTGTCGAGGACGGCGACGCGAGCCTCATCGAGGGTGCGGCCACCTTCGATCAGTTCACGAGCCAGGTCTTTCATCTGGTGCTTTTCGCCCAGAGCATTGATGGCGGCGATACGAGTCCGCTCGGCCTCAGCGGCCTTGGACCGGATCACCTCCAAATCGGGGGTGTTTTCTTCCATTTCAGGAATGGGGGTAGATGCGGGGTCGGCCGCTTGGCGTGTCGTCTCCTCTTCCACTACTTGTGCAGTGGGAGAAGCAACTTCGTCACTAATACTAGGCTCAGTGACTTGCAAGACCTCGTCCATAATCGGTTCTGGGGAAAGTAGTGAACGACCGATCCCAATTGTGGGGTCAGCCGGGATACTTACAACCGAGATTTCGTGAGGCGACCATTGCGTTGCAACAAAGTCACCCTCACGCTCTTCCATCTTCTCGATGGCGTAGCCGAAGCTAATTCCGCGCAAAATTCCGTCCTTGACGTCGTCAAGAACTTCCTGAGCGAACTTGTTACGTGAGAAGCGAACCTTGGCATAGCCACGCTTCTTTTCCCCGTCGATCCAGGCCCGTTCCACCACGCCGACGACTTTGTCGGGGTTGTGGTTGAAAAGGAGAGGAGCACCGTCGTTCAACCGCATCAGATTTGCGGCCTCGACGTCATGGCTCAGCACTTCGTTGCCGAAGTAACGGGCCACGGGGTACTCCGAGCTGAATGGGAACTCGAAGGTGCGAGCTTTGACGCTGCGGAACTCGGTGGCCTCGGTACGGGTGTACTGGCCGCCTTCGATGTCGCGCACAGCGGGGGCGGGGACTTCCTCGACCACCTCTTCCACCTCAACGGGCTCCTCAACCTCAAGAGACCGCAGAGGCGAAATCTTGGTGAGAGTGCTGAAGCGGTGGCCGACACGGGTGTCGGTTTTTTCGTAGCCGTCTCCGTCAGCAGCTGGCCTGTAGATACAGATCAGAGCAGCGGGATCTTCTGCAGTGCCGTTGACAGTGAAGGAGCTGTCGGGAACATCGATAGTTCCGTCACGTTCCACGCGCTCGATCAGACCGCGGGCAGTGCCACCCGAGCTGTTCCAAGACACGTAGTCGCCTACCTTCAACTGATCGGGCTCTGCACGCTGAATTTCAGCATCCATAGCTTTCTCGTTGGTAGCGGGTTCAAATTCGAGCGGCTCATACCCGTTGTCCTTAAGCCACTCACGAGCCTCGGAGGCGGTGAAGCGACTGAGCCTTAGACGGATGGCCTGTAGCTCAGATCGATCCTCATCGTCCTTGATACCGAAAATGAAATCCACCCCCTCGCCACCTCGGTCGTTCGCACGACGAAGGCGGTCGTATTGGGATGGATCTCGCAGACGAGCTGCGTGCTCATTTGGATAAGGACGCTCGCCAAATTCCACAACAGAAGAGTCCAACTCAACGAAAACGTCGATTGCACCTTCCATCGGAGATTCGGCCAGGGCTTCCATAAGTCTATCGGCGGCCTTTTTTATGCTTTCGGTTTTTGAGTCCGCCCAACTTTTTCCGACGTCACCGCCCCACGCAGCCCACGCGACACGACCAGGGCTGGGGTAGCCGTCCTCGCCAGGCCTGAAGCCCTCCGCCTTCTTGTCGACTTCGTGGCGGGCAAACCACGCAGACATAGTCGTAACTACGTCCGGGCTCATCTCACTGCCGCTCAGGATCTGGGAAGCGCGGCGGGAGGCGACGTCCGTACCACCTTTGCGACCCTCCTCTTTCCACTTGCGATAGCGCTTGGCTTCCGCCCTCATCCCTTCGGTGGGCATGAGGTTGATCTCTCGCCCGTTGACCTTTGCCATGGGTTAGCTCGACTTAGGTGGTCTTGCGCTTACGGGTGGTGCGCTTGGCGCGAGCAGGGGGCTCCTCAGCGGGAGCAGGAGGCTCGGCCGGTACATCCGCGATTGCAGGCAAGCCCGCATCCAAAATGTCCTTGTCGAGGGTCACGCCGGTGGACTGGGCAAGCTCCTGTTCGCGGGCCAGTTCGCTGATGTTGTCGTCGTAATCGCCGCCGGTGTAAGCGATGATTTGCGCCTTCGTCATGTAGCCGGCTTGCTCGGCTTCGCGGTAGGCCTTGACTTCCTTGAGCGGGTCAACCCAGCTCCAGCCGCGAGCCATCCAGCGAGGAGTCTCGTAACGCTCGGGACGGGTCTCGAAGTCGGCGAAAGGCAGTTCGCCACTGAGTACTGCGAGGCTGAGCCACTCGCGGAAGATCCGCATGTGGAAGTTCTCAATCAGGTAGTTCTGAATGACGCGCCAGTGCTCGCGGTCCTCTAAGAGGCTGAGGCGGCTGCTGCTGTAGTTGGTGTCGCTGAAGTCGCGGCTCAGCGTTTCGTAGGAACAGCCGAAGCCGGATGCAAAGCGGCGGACCTTGTTTTTGACGAACATCTCGAACTGCTGGTCAGGCGAGCTGATGTTCGGAACCGTTACGGATTCGCCGGGGGAAAGGTACTTGTACGTACCAGGCTCGAAGTCACTTACGCGCTGCTTGTTTTCAACGTCGTCGGCGATTAGTTCACCTTCGTTATTGGTAATGAAGCCCATGATCGAGGCGCCAACGCGAGCGCGGACCACGGCGGCTTCTTCGTAGCCCTGCAGCTGGTGGGCGTCAGACATGACGCTGTGGAACCAGGGCACCCCGCGGTTTTGACCGGGGCGCTCGGGCATGAACAGGTGGATGACGTCTGCAGCGGGGATGAAGACGTGCTTGTCGTTGCGCTGAGGGGCGTTCTGGAACCAGTAATCGCCAGGGTGACGAGTAAGGAAGGCGTACCGCACGGGGCGGCCCCACTCGTTCACCTCAACGCCATTGCGCCACTCATTGGTCTTGACAAGCGTTGAACCTTGATACTCCTCGTCAAGCAGATCGCTCTCAAGCAGTTGAAGCGCCAGGGGCACCTTGGAGTTGCCGAAGGGACGGCGAACAATGCGGAAAATCGCCTCACCAGACTCA